CGAAAACTTTCGCAATGGACCTTGCAGCCCATATCTGAGGTTCTAGGCCTGTTTCTATTTTTATTTGTTGCAATAAGTTTTGTTCTTTTACTGCCAGTGCTGTTTTTAATTGATCGGCTTTTTCTGTATCTACCCGCACCCCTAGGTGACGCATATCGACTAGGCAAGGAAAAAGATCAGTTTCGAGATTAAATATATCTTGTAAATCTTCTTCAACAATAATTCTTTTTAAATGATTCCAAAGTTCTAAAGTTAATGCTGCATCTTCTTCTGCATATGCACCTACTTCACTTGCAGGTAACTTCCACATATCAGCTTTAGGATCTAAGCCTCTTTCTTTAGCTGCTTTGTTTAGTAAAGATTCATTCTTACCTTTGTTTAAATATACCCATGATAATGCATTCAATGTATAGTTGTATCTATTTTCATCTATTATAGATGCTGCAATCATAGTATCTATAATTAAACCATTGATTTTGATACCTAAATTACGTATCCAACATACGTCATACATTGCATTATGAAATATTTTTGTAGCAGGTGATTCACAAATATCTTTAAACCATCTTAAAACTTTATCTCTGTCCATGTTTGGACCTTCACCATGAGCTATTGGAAAATAATTTTTATATCCATCTACAGCTACAGCTATACCTACGACTTCACCATTACCAACAATAGAACCTGATCCTTTTGTTTTTAAATCAGGATCTCTTGTCTCTAAGTCAATTGCTATTTCTTCTGCTGATCTTAAATCAGGAAATTCTTTAGGTGCTACCCATTCTGTAGTTGGCATTAACATTATTTTTTCCTCTTCATATCTTTCATCTTTTTAATTTCTAATTCACAATAATGAATTACTTTTTCTAAATCTTGTATGCCATTCTTATTCATGTAACGACACACATACTTAATAACATTTCCTTGAAAAAAAGAAAGGTCATTCTTAGAAATAAATTCATAAGGTTGAATGTGAAAGTCTTTGTAGTGACTCCCGCCTATTTGTTTATTTTGTGGAAATGCTCCATCAAACATATCTTTATCTGTCATTATTTTAGTACCTCCATTATGTTTATTACGTAGTATGTTAATATAAATGTAATCATTATATCTCTTGTTAGTGTTTTCATTTTATCCTTTATCTGTGGCAGATGTTAATTTGACCGAGTATGATTGAATAGGGAGTCGAGAAGCCAAATTAACTTTACGATGCTGCCACACACCGTTAGGAATTTTCTCTATCCCGTTCTGTTTATACTTTAAGTATAATTCTTTAAAACTTGTATTCATTTTTTCTTTTGTTTGCTTTTAACATGTATAAATTATTTCTTGCACGTGTTGATCCCACATACCAAACTCTATGTTCTTCATCATTTTTACTATCACTTTTCTTTACAGACTTTTTAATTGTTCTTCCTAAATCTAAACAAAGAATTACATTATCTTCTTCTCCACCTTTAGCTGCATGAATTGTTGATACATATATTCTTGCATTCTCATCTAAATTTTCTCCATTATCCATCATGGATTTTATATATTCTCTGTCAGATAATTTTGATTCTTCAAATGCATCATACCAAACCACATTATTATTCCATTCATTTTTAGGTTTTCCAATAAATTCTGTTACATCTTTTATTTCTTTATCTGCTAACTCTATACCTCTACACCATGAATTATACATAATAGATGCTTTGTACAATCTCACTGGAAAACTTTTACCTTTATTAGTTTGATAATATAAATTTCTTTTTCTTAATTCTTTTGTCATTTCTACTAACCTATTAATCGTTCTAGTTAGTATTAAATATCTACCTTCATATAAATCTATTTGTTCTAGATTATTTATTCTAAGTGATTCACCTTGATAATTTCTTGGATAATAAATTTTTTCTTTTCTTAATCCTCTTATCTTTTCTAATGGTAATTCCGATGTTTCTTGAACTGCTTTTGATATTCTTTTTGAATATTTTAATACTCTTTCTTTGCCTGGTTCTTCTATAAATCTATCTACATCTGCTCCTGCCCATGCAAATATAGCTTGGTCATCATCCCCTGCAAGATACATATCTTCAGAGTTTTCTTTTAATTTATCAAATAACTGCCATTGTAATGGAGATAAATCTTGAGCTTCATCAATAAATATAGTTTTAAATTTTGGTAAATTAGGTTTATCAACTAATCTTTTTATCATATCATTAAAATCTAACTTACCTGTAACTCTTTTATATTCTTTTAAATTGGCATTTAAGTTTTTTAATATCCAAGGTTTTATTTCTTTTTTGTTATGTTCATTTCTACCTAATTCTTCTTCAATATCTGTATCTCTATTCATAGCTCTACCAATCATTTTAAAATATGGACTATCTATGTTTAGATAAAATATTTCTTCTTTATTGTATTTGTCATAATGTTTTACTTTAATATCTACTTCTTTACCTATCTTTACATAATCTTCTGGTTGCATAACCATAGCATCTGTTAATTCTAATTGTTCATATGCAAATGAATGTAGAGTTCTAAAGTATCTTAATTTTTCTGAGTCTACTGGCATTCTATCTTTAGCTACAGCTGCAGCCTTTTTAGTAAATGCAAAATAACCAATATTATCTAATGGTGTGCCCATTCTAATATAAGCTTTAGCTCTACTTATAAGTCTATGTGTTTTACCTGTACCTGGAGGACCAAAGTATTTGTAAATCATTATACAATTTCTTCTTTCTTTTTATAATCTGCAATTTGAATTACATCTGCATCATCTTTTTCTAATTCAAATAAATATAATGGTATCATTGCACAACCATTTACACCTGGATATGGTTTATCCGTTTTCTTATCTCTACCTGGAAATCTTTTCTTTTTACCAAACTGTGGTTTAGGAAGATGTTCTTTTTCTTTCTCAAACATTTTTATAATCATGTGAGAAGTTCTTGATGCATCTTTTCTCCATTCATTATCTTTTAAGTCATTATAAAATTCATCAAACACAAAGTATGCATATGTTTCATCTTTCAATACATTACCACTTTTAAATGAATTGTGTGTTGTTGCATTTGTATTGTGTATATAAAACTTTAAATGTTTTTTTAATATCTCCATAGGCGTGGTCCCTGGAGCCGGTTGCACTGTATCTTGAGTTGCTAACAATGCTTTTATAATTTCATAAAATTCTAATGCTTTGATTGGTGGAGGTAATTCATCTGCTTGCGCCATGATTAATCCTCTTAATTCTTGTTGATCTTTTATTTCATTTTTATTTCTTGCATGTACAGATACTGTTTGTCCATCGTCTCTTTCTACATCAAAATAATATTCAGGATCAGGTTTAAAATCTACTTTAACTAAATTTGTTAATCGTGGCCAACTTATTTTTCTATCTGATATAATTCCAAATTTTCTTTTTATGCATTCTGATTTGATACATACTGGTGCTAATAAATCATCAGTACAACCATAACCTTTATTTTGTTTTTCCCAATGTTTTATTTTCTTTTCAATATGATCATCCGTCCATATTTCATCAAACTCAAAATAATTTCTCCCTGCTTTTAAAACCATTTTACCCCAGTTATCAGGATATTTTTTCTTAGCAAAGACCATGTAGTTATATAAAAATCTATCTCTACCATCTGTCATTTTTTCTTTTGATAATATTTCTAAACATGGTGGACCATCTTTAAATTCTTCTGCACCACCTGTTAATTCACTTTTAATTATGTTATCTGATATTTCTTTTAGTTTCCCAGCAGTCATTGTATTTAATTCAATACAATTTAAAAATAATTCAAAAGACATTTCATTACCTGAAGGATCTAATGCACATCTTTCATCTTTATTGAAATAAGGTAGATTGATAAAGTTACCATTTATTTTATCCCCATCTGTATTTGTTCCTAGTTTAGTTTGCTTAGGAAATACTTCTGTGGTTATTGGTAGTTTAAATAAAAATAAGACTTGTTCTAAAAAACTTTTTATTTCTTTTGCTTGTACAAATTCTTTTGTAAATAAATATAAATGAAGTCCATTACTTTTTGATCTAATAGGTATAAGTGGTAATTCTTTTTCTTGAATAATATCTAAATAATATTTTACATCTAAGTCTTTATAATTTTTTGGATCAATATCTATTGCACCAAATCTTGCAAAACCATTATCATCACAAGGTTGAATACCTATAGATCTTTTACCATTTAAATGAAGTTGGTAATCATTGTCTGTAATTGGTTTACCAGACCAACCATAATCACCTGCATGAAATCTTATTTTTCCTGTATTAGGATCTTTGTAACCATTGTTTACATTACAAAAACCGTAATTACGTTTTAATCCTGTAAAATACTTTATAAAATCTGTCATATCTATTTCCTAATATAAGACTGGGTCCAGTCTCCCGAACCCAGTCGTGGCCACCATAACCTTGGTTACAGTTCGTTATACAATATCCTTAGCTTGAGAAGGTTGTTCACTCTTCTCATACTGAGGTTTTGCAGCACCTTTTGAAACTGACTGTTGTAGTTTCTGTGCTTCTATGTATAGGTTAGCATCCTCTTTCTTAGAGACATCTAGGACTCTTTTGAAAGATGGTTTATAGATATGCCAGCTTTTACTTCCAGCACTTTTAGCAACAGTTTTTAAATTATAAACTGCAGCATATGTTGCCGGTCTGTATTTCCCTTCTTTATCTTCTAATCTTAAATCTCTAATAAGATTATTCAACTCTCTAGATGGAGTTAAATTTGAAGATCTCATGGTAATTACAGCTGGTCTAGGTTCTTCACCTAAAACAAAGACATAGTAGTATGCAGTTTTTTCTACATAGTTACCATTGTCTAGTCTATACTTACCACCTCTTTCTTCTACTGCATCTTTAGGTAATGTAAGATGTGTAGTGACTGGAGGAGCCGCTGTGTCTCCCATCTCCTGCCATTCTGGATATCTTATATGCGTATGTGCAATAACGACATCCACTCCTTTGGACCCATCAATCAGTTGATTAATGCCTTTTGCATATATCATACCAGGTTTAGAACCTTCGACATACTTTGCATCATTAGCATTACATTCAGGTGATAACTGATGTAGGATTTTTAAGATGGAAGGTGTGTTATCCTTACCATCTATTTCTTCGCTACCTTTCCCAGAGTCTTGTCTGAGATTAATAGCAGATAGTGCACCTGCACTATTCTTCTTAACTATAGCATCTGTATTAGCCATATATATCTCCTTATTTTCTATTTTTTATTTTCTATTTTTTATTTTTTATTTGCGTTTGATTTCCATCAAACGTGTTAAATAGTTCTGCAGGAACTTCACGACCTTTGTCTTTCCATTCCTTCATAACTACTTTGAGTGTCTGAGGATGAACCTTTTCATCTTGAATTGGTTCATAACCCTCAGACCTCGCAAGGTTAGCATATTCTGCTGCCTTGTTATCTTCGTTTTGACCAAACGATACTGTAATATTATTTTTTACAATATCACCTAAGCCATTTTCTCGAAGCCAGTTTAGTGCTTGTGCTTTTTTATCAGCTTTAATTGACGCACTATAAATTTGTTTTACAGATAGTTCAGAACCATCTTTTAACTTTAAAGAAGATAAGTTCATGTCTTCCATTAACTTTGGAATAACTACGCAACTAAAGTATTTCTCATCTTCTTTTAAATCTTTAATTTGATCTTCTAAAGATTTAATTCTATCCTGAACTGATTTTAATTTCTCAATCTCAGTCGATAGTTTTTCCGGATCAATAATATCCGTTTGATTAGGTGCATCTGCACGCATATCTATATTCATAATGTAACTCCTATTATTAACTTTTTAACTTTCATGATGTAATAATAATTGCTTCAAAGCAATTTGTCAAGACTATTTTTGAAATATATTTATTTCTATAGGATAATAAGTTTTTTCTTGCCTGTCCCATTTAAGTAGTTTAAACTTACCGTTCGTCATTTCTGACGCAATTGCACAAGTTACCCCAATAATTGCAGGATCACCATTCAATAATAAATAATCATTTTCTGTAAAATCTTTTAATTTTTGTCTGACTGAAAATATAAATGGTCCAGGTGAAAACATAATTTGTTCTAATGCTCTAAACATAATTTGTATATCACCAAATTTTTTTGCACCCATTATATTATACTTAGGTCGACCTGTTTCTCTATCAACCGGAATATCTTGTAATAAAT